CTCATGCGTGTTATGTATAAGCGCATGAAAGAAGTTGGACTGGATGTAACGTCACTACCTGAGGAACACAAGAAGTTAGCTCGCGAGTCTTCTATCACGTGCAAAAATGCCACGATAGATTGGTCGTCAGCCTCTGACTGTGTTTCGATCGAATTGCTACGCCTTATTTTTCCGGCGCGGTGGTTTGCGGTGATTAACCAGATTAGATCGCACAAAACGTCTATAAACGGCGAAATGCATGATCTACATGTGGTGTCATCGATGGGTAATGCGGGAACTTTCCCGATTGAGACGTTAGTCTTCTGGGCATATGCCATCGCTACAGTCAAAACCGAATCTTCTGATTCGCCCTCACGTATCCCTGATTTCAGGGATTTCGCGAGCGCATCAGTTTTTGGTGACGATTGTATCGTACCTACTAGATTCGCTTCAGTTTATATCGAAGTGATGACAGAGGTCGGTTTTATAGTTAATAAAGAGAAATCTTTCTATAAAAACGAGCAGTTCAGAGAGTCCTGTGGAGGTGATTACCTCTCAGGGTACGACAATAGGCCCTTTAGTTTAAAGAGCCCGACATCGACGAATAGGAGCGCGCTGGAGCCATGGTTGTACATAATGCTTAACTCTTTTCTTAAGAAATACTTTATGTATTTCGGAGAGTTAACGTACGTGTATGACAAAGCTTTATTGCGCTATCTGTTCGGTTTATTTCAGGAGTATGGACTAGCTGTGAAGCTTGTTCCTCCTGATTTTCCTGACGATTCAGGCTTGAAGATGTCTTCCGACATTAACAGGCTCGTTTCACAATACGAGATAAGTTTCTCTCGTATATCCAGGTCCCACCATGGTACGTTATCGTTTAATTATTGCTCTTTTAGATACAAGCAAAAGAGACAGTTAAGCGATGCAGTGCGTTACGCAACGGGTTTGAAAAAACCTTTAGCAAGTGACGTTGAACCATTTAAGAGGTCCGCAATCAGGAAACGCGGTGGATACGTAGTAGCAAAGACTCACACTGGCCATTGGTCAGTACCCGTTATCCGGGGCCTCTAAGAGGCGAGTTACTAAAACACAAATAGTGGTCGGGCTGTCGAAAGACAGC